TTGATAAGTCAAGTGCTGCTTGTTGCGCCCGGTCAAATGCATCTCCAGTAATACTTGTAAACGTCAAAAGAACCGATGTTAAACTGGTCATGATTTCTTCATCACCAAATAAAGTTTCTTTTTGAAATTGTGTTGCTTTTTCTTTTAATTGATCTAAACTAAAACCGACTACGTTTCCGGTAGTTTCCAAACCTACTTGAACCTGATTAACCGCATTTTGTTGAACACGGGCTAAATCAATACTTTCTTTTAAGAATGATACAACTTGTCTGGCTCCAAATGCAATTCCCAAAGCTCCAAGGGCGTTTTTCAATCCACCTAAAGCACTCTGATAATTACCTACGTTTCTAAAGTTATCACCGACACGTTTATCGATATCTTTTAATGCTTTATCCCCTTTTTGCGCTGCCGAAGTAACGTTTTTGTATTGTGCTGCAAGTTCTCGATATTCTTTTGTGTTTTTTCTTCCATTTGCTTCCAAAGAAAGCATTTGTGCAGCCAATTCTTTAGATTGGTTCTTTAAATCACGTGTGTTTTTTTCTAATTGTTTGTATGCGGATGCTTCATCACGGGCTGTTTTTGCTGCTTTTTCTTGTTCTTTGGCTTTGGCTTTTTCAGCTCTTTCTTGATCTTTTGTGAGTTTTAACTGCTCACGTTCAGTTTTGATGCTTTCCTGATTTACTTGTTGTTTCTGTTTTTCAATGGCAAGTGCTTCAAGTTCAGCACGTGTTTTTGCTGAAACTGCTTGTGTTCTGGCTTTATTTATTGCTTCAGATTCTTTATTTAACTGATTCGCACGTTCAGTTAATTTAATCATTTCTTGAATGCTTTTCAAAGAATCTAATTTCAATGAACCTAACTCGGTTTTCATTGTTCTTGCCGTTTTTTGCAATTCAGCATTCATTTTATCCAAAACACCAATTGTATCAATTGCTGATTTGCGTACTAATTCAAAGATGTCACCTTCAAATATATCACTCGATTTAATTTGCCTTGCCATATTCTTTTAATAGTGTGAAATACTCACGTGTTGTTATTTTTTTTGTATTGATGAATGAACCCATCCATCTGGACAAATGAATTAATGATTCAGGAATGGACATTCCAACTCCGGCATTCGACATTAACTGTTCCAACCGGGTGATTTCCATGTTTATCAACGTCAGTTTGAACCGATCACCCGTAATTACGTAGTCAAGTTCTAATTCTGCCCGTTTTCTCATAGAATCTAACATCTTTTTGTACATCTTATCCAATCCAAATTCTTCAATGTATGAATCGTAAATATTTTCCCACATTAAAGTATCATTTTCTTCCGTTCCTTCATCCTTTTTTATCCTGACATACGTCAAATCCCCTTCATTGCACTTTATCCAATTGTTTAAAGGTAAATCATCGATTGATTTGTAATAGTTTTGTGTATTCAATAATTGTTCTTCTTTGGAATTCATCCGCAAGAATCGTTTTACTTTCTTCAGTAAGACCGACAATACCTTCGCCATACTTATCAAATAGATTTATTTGTCCACTCATTCCCCTTTTTAACGGATCTGCATCAATTATAAATGAATCAGCAAACACAATTATAAACATAGATTTGTAAAATTCGCCCGTGTCGTACAATGTGTACGGTGTTCCAGCCTTTTTTTCAGGTTTTACCAATTCAGTCAATTCAGAATAAACACCAATTATGTCGTTGTTTTCATCAACTCCTTGTTGAAATAATTGTTTTTGTCTTACTAAATCCAAAATCCAATTTCGAAACATACCATCATTTAATACTGCTCTCCATACTGTTTCATGCGTGATAGTTCTTGCACGTTGTAAAACAGCACCTAAATCAGTATTTTTCAAATCAGCCATTAATACAAAGTTAAGACAAATTAAAGGTATTTAGTTTGCCCTTTTTGATTCCAAAGTGTTAATTGTATTTCAAATTTTTCGAAAATCAATTTTGATTCTTTACCTTTTAATAGTTTTTCAATCAAATCAGCTCTTTCGCCTTTTTTTAAATCTTTGTATAAATTAACATTTACAGAATAAGAACCAACTTTTAATGTATGTTCTTTAGACCATGCCATTACAACTTTTCTTATTTCAAATCCTCGTTTCGTTAATACTTTAACTGCGTCATTTACTGTTTTAAATGATCTTAATGTTTTTGAATTTAATTCATTCATAACTTTAGTTTTATCAAATTTAATTAAAAAAGGGATGTCCGAAAACATCCCCTTTAACCTAACTATAAACCACTCAATTATGCAGCCGTGAATGTGTACTCACCATCAAATCCGTCTTTTTCAACGCTGATTGTGTAAGATTCACCAGTTACAAATGCAAATGCAAGAGTATAATTACCATCTGTATTTTCAACAACGCTACCAATTACCTCAACGGTTGCAGTAGTATTGTTGTACAATTGGAAATCTGCTATTGTAGCACCAATGAAACGAAGCGGATTGTATGCAGTTCCGTAATCAAATACCGCATCAAATGTAATGTCCGTGTTTGGTGTTTCAACAGTATTGATGAAATTAACATCAACCAATCCCTGAAGATCGTTGAAATTCAATCCAGCTTCTGTTGGTGTAATCATGTACATTGTTCCTTCGTCAAATAGACGGTCAAAATCAAATGCAACCATGATTTTAGAAACTGTTGAATCCGTTGCAAACATATAACGAGGATCGAAAGAAGGATTGTCAACTGGTATTGGATAAAGGAATCCACCCACTTTTGAACCTACCAAGTTTCCGTTTACGTCAACGATGTATACTCCGAAATCAACACATCTGTTGTTTTGTAATTTAGCCAACAACGTAGGTGAAGAATCTTCAGCCCAAAGTTCACCAGAGAATGAACGCTTTCCTTGACGAAGGAAAACCATTCTTCCGGAATTTGCTTCTTCAAATTGTGAATCTGCTTTTGGCAATTCAACATTTTCGAATCCCGGTGTAGGAAACCAACGCTTTGAAGCATCAACCTCATTTACTAAATCACTCCATGTTGGAACGGGAGCTGATAAATCAATTCCGTTCGCAGTTCCATCGTTCGCTTTCAAAGGAACAAGGATAAGTTTTGATGTTACCGACTGAATCGGAACACAATTAGGTCTACCCGTGTTAGAAAGACCAGCATTACAATTACATCCTAAAGACATTTTTTCTAATTTTTATTGTTTAACAAATACAATTTTCTTTAAATTTTTCTAATCTGATTCGTAATTCAACCCCTGATAAATTTGCGTCAAGTATATTTTGAAACACGCCATTGTCACGCTCAACACCAAACCGACTGAAAGTAATCATTTCGTATTCTTCAATCGTTTTAAAATTGCGATTGCGACCAATGGTATTGATGAACTCCATTGCCAATTGTTCCATTGGATAAACGACATTTTCACGGTGATCAGCGGTGTAATATTGACTAACATTCGTTTCGTCAAGGAAAAACATACGCAAATCCGTTTCCAATTCCATTGCCGATTGTCTTCCAAACCCTTTTAACCTGATTACTTCAAGCAACCAAATCAATGGTGTTTTCTGCAATAGGTTTGGTGTTGCTTTTGTCCATTCAGAATTCGTTGCAAGTTTAGTACCTGAAATGAAATAAGGAACTGGAAGCTGAACAACACCGTCAAGATTTGGCGGTAATGGATCATTGTCGTTGGTTAATATCCACTCATTTGGTGCAATATCAGTTATTAAATACTCATTGTTCAATGAATCTTTGACAATCTTTCCAATTCTTGCCCATTTAGTATCACATGAATACGTTTTTAAATCGTTAACGTCATATTCGCCAATGATTTGCGTGTTCATTTGTAACACTAAATTTTCTACAATATCTCGGATTTCGTTTGTCATATCCAGTAAACAAATTGTTTGCTTATTCCACTAAATTTGCGATAGTTACCTACTCCAACGTAGTCAACTTGTATTGTGGCATCATTATTACCACCTACCAATGTTAAAACGTCACCAATGGCATAATTTTGACCAACATTACTGATTGCAAGGGCATCAATTGCACCACCAACATCCACAATGTCGAACGTTGCACCAATTCCGTTACCGGTTGATGTGGTTGCAACATCCGATTGTGTGGAATATCCAGAACCGGGATTTGTCAACGTGAACAAAACAATTTGACCAACTTCCTGATTCATATTAATTGCGATGTGGGTTTGTATTGCTCGGAATGTACGCATTGCTTCATTGTATCGAGCATACATCATTGTATACAACGTTGATGCCGTTTGCGAATTCTCATTCGAAGGAATAACAAGCCCGTTTGGCGTTATTTGGTTTGTGGTGTCTTTTAAATACTCAAAGTAGATAAACCCTTTCAGCATTTGTTTGATGCCTTCAGATTGAATGATTGTATGCAATAAAACGTTTTCGTAAAACGGATTGAACACAAACTGAAAGTTTGGTGATTGCGGAACGTTATTTACGTCAAGATCAGCAATAAAATCGTTGTACAATTCAGCTCCAAACAACTCAACTAAATAGCGTTGTTCGTATATTGAAATGTAGTCCAATAGTTTTGCAGTATCGTACATTCCCGTGTGCAACTCATATTTTCCGGTAAAATCGTTAATGCTTACAAACATAATTCAATCATTTTTTTAATCTACCAAAACCTTGCTTCAAAAACAATTTGAGCATTGCACCGGATATTTTGAAAATCATTCCTTTGGGCATTCTTGCTGCCTTTCCGTTACTTTCAAACTGATAAACCGCTTTATCATCGATTTCAATGTCAACGCTGATCTTATCTTCCGTTTTTTCAACGTGTACATCAACACGTTTGGAATCAATATCAATATTAACATTTCCTTCTTCATCCCTTTGGATTGTCGCATCAATGTTCGGTGTATCAACCGTTACATCAATTTGCTTTTTCTTTCTTCTCGGTGTTTTCATCTTTTTGCAAATTATCGGGATTGAACCCGGTCAAATTATGGTTTTTCGATTGCAGTTATAGCCGTTGCAATGTTACCAGTTACAAACGCACCGGTATCGTTTTGCTTAACGTACTGAACCAAGCGCATTTCACAAAGGATTGTGACCATGTTTCTCTGGAAATCATCATTCACATATCCAACCTGAACATTCATTGCTTCACGGATACGAACATTTGACTTGCTGAAATCACCAACAAGGAATTCACCTTCTGGCATGTTTGTCGTTGATACAACGATAAGATTTGCAACAGTCATTTGTCCATTTGCATCGATTAAATACATTGGGTAAGTGTATGCACCATCAACGTCTTTTGTCAATTTCAATTTAGCAACATCATTTGGATGAAGAACCACGTGAGTAGCGTTGAAATTAGCAGATTGAATTTGTGCTGAAGCAACCAAAAGAACATCAGAGATGTTTGCGTTAGGAACAGTCAAAGCGAAAGTACCCGCAGCGAAAGGCGTTGCAGCGGAAAGGATACCATTGATTGAAGAACCACCGGCACCGTTCAAAAGTGCGTTTTCCATTCCTTCTTCAACAGATGCCATAAGGTCACGGTTGATTTCTGAACGGATGAAAGAAAGATCGTCAAGCATTTCTTTTGAAACCTTAATAGTTCCAGCGATTTTCTTAACTTCTTCAGATACTTCAACCCATATAGGCGCACCGGATACTTTCTCACCAGCTTCATCAGTCCATTCAGCGGATGTTTGAACGTCTTGTGCGATGTAAGTTACGAACTTTGATGTTGTTGTACCAAGATTGACGATGTCACGGATTTTGATAACTGGTCTTGCAATGTTGTTTACTCCCGGCTCCAGAACAGAAAGAGCAATGTTTCCGGTGTAAGAACCGTTGATTGTCGTATCTGCTTTCACATCCAATGTAAACATTCCACCTTTCTCGGCAGTTTCTTTGATTTTTGCATGATTGTCAACGTATGCGTTTGCAATAGCTTGTGCCATTGTCATCGGTTTAACGTTAGCATTCATTGCTTTTTCACTCATTCCTTCCAACTTTCCTTCGAATTTAGCAATTGCTTTTTCAAGGTCAGCCGACTTTTCTTCAAGTGACTTCAATGTGTCGATTTGTGTTTTCAAATCATCAACATCGGATTTTGTTGGCACGGATGCCATTTTTTCGTTGAACATAGTGTTGATTTTTTCAACAACTTGCTCTGGTGTTAAATTTGTGTTTTCCACTTTGTTTGATTTTAAAAATTAATACTTTTTATTACTTGATCCCATCCAAATGGTTGCAATGTTTCCGTTGGCTTCTCATCACGTGAATGGATTCTTACATCCGGTTCACTTTTGCAAAGTAACAACATTTGACCATTAAGATATTTCAATTTCATTTCGATTTGATGCAACCTTTCATCTGTTCCTTTACCGTTTGCAAGTGCTTTGGTAAGGATTTCTATTTCGTTGCTTATCTTGTGTGCTTGTTCAATTCTTTCTTCAGATTTCAATACTCCGACAACGTTTGTGTATTCGTTTGCTCCAAAAGTAACCGCTGAACCTTCATAAAGTTTAACTTCCATTATCTGAAAGTATCCACCTGATTCCAGCGTTGAATCTTCAATCCACTTTATTTTGTCCCCGATATACTTGAAGCCGATTGAATGCTCACGGATAATTCCATCTTCATAATCTTTAAACGCATCTTCACCCATCGTTGAACGACCTAACTCACCAACTGCATAAAGCCCTTTTTGATCTTGTGCCAGTTCAACCCATTTACCGATTTGCATTTCCCAATTGTGATGACGCAAAAAAGCAATTTTTCGATTTGATGCCGAATTAACACCACGTTCTTCCAATGATTTTGTAAATGCGCCCGGCATTATCATGTCATTATCCGAATCAATAGTGTTGAATGTGGACAAATAAACCGCAACCCTTCTGTTTTCGCTATCCATATCCTTCAACTCAAATGCTCCTTTGGTTGAATAGATTGATATTTGTTTTGTTTGATTCATTTTACAAAGTTATTAAATTCCTAACAATGCCCGTTTTTCATCATCTGAAAGCGGAACACCAGCGTTTATAATCTTTTGAACGGCATCTGCACGTGTATTCAATGTCGTTGCTTTCTTTTCTTCGTCTTCTTGTAATACCGGGATGTGTGAAAAATCAGCGACAATGGTGTATCCTTCATCGGATAAACCCCATTGATGACACATTGAATCGTACATTTGTTGCGTTTCCGGGATGATTGTATCGGTGTAAACCATTCGAATAGAATCACGAACATTTGTAAATGTAGATCCTTGCTCACTTGAAAACAAATTTGAATTCATTCCATAGGCATCAATTATCGCAAGTTTATCAGCCGTTAATTCTTCAAACAACATTAAATCCTTCGTTGGATAAGACATCGGTTTCCAATCAATAGAAGATTCAGTTATAATTAATTCATCCTTTGAACGGTTGTACCAATCTTTTTGAATTTCTCGTCTTTCTTCTGGTGTCATTGGAATCGTACCACCTAAATCACTCTTTTGAGCTGATAAGATACCAATTGCACCAATGTTTTCAAGTAACACGTTTCTTTTGTGGTAACTTGCTTTGATATTACTCAAAGGATATTTTAACGCATCAATTCGTGACGTTGGGTTAATGATGTTCATTCCGTCTGGTGTTGTCATGTACAACACATCATTCAGTTCCAAAGATTCAATTTTGTCGTTGTCGTATTCGAATTTATACCCGTTTATCATTCCATCACGTTCCATTTGTTTCAATAACCTTCCAGAAAGAACAACTTGTATCTTATTTGAAGGTAGTGGAATGATAAGATTTCGAATCTTTCCGGTTCTTTCAGGACAATAAGCAAATGTATTTGAATATATTGCATCGTTTACAGATAGTGAATACATTACATCTGACCACGATTGCATCGGGTTTGGTTTAGCGACTAAATCTAAAAACCAATGATTTTCTACTTCAACACCGTTTTTATCGTACAATCTCGGAATATTTCCCGACATCATTGAAGCACGTTTGTCGATAACTGCTCTTAATTCCGGGATGGATAGAAACCATTCCCATCCGTTTTGTGTATCAATCCATATTGGCTGCTTAATTCCCCATATTTGATTCATGTAGGGCATCAAACGATTGAACTGATTGATGAATCGGTTTTGCCGTGACCAGTTCATACCGAAGAATGATTCCCAAAATGATATTTCTTTCATCAAAATTGATTTTTCACAAATTTATACTAAATTTTTTAACATTGATTGAACAAATATTGATAAACCAGCGGTGCAATCTGGTGCATCATCGTTTTTGTTTCTTCCTTCCTTACTGAAACCTACCATGTTCAAAATAAATTGTTCATAGTGTGAATCATTTTTTTGTACGAATGTCATGCTATTTTGAATAAATGCACTTTGCATTATTATCCGAGTAATCTTGTTTGTTGTGTTGTGTACCTGAAGAATCTTTGTTTTTGGTGTCAACGTCTGTAATTGACGGGCAAATATCGCACCCATCGAATTGGATTCCACTCGGCAATAACTAACACCCCATTCATTGAGCTTTGATGCGCTTAAAGGAACAGTTATATCAATATTGTCACGTGTGAACAAATAATCACATATAAATAACTGATTTTTGATAACAACACATAAAGCAAGTGCAGTATAGTCCGTTCCTTGATCACTTACATCGATATATCCCAAACAACCTTCGTATCCTTTTGGATTTTGTTCTGTTGTGTTTGCTTTCAGTATTTCATCAAACTCATCCTGACTAATAAACTTCAATGCGTTGAATGTTCTTCCGTGAATATCTACTGGTTGCTGCATATATTCAGCCATCCATATTTCTTTTGCCGTTTTTTTGCGCTTTTGGTGATATTCTTCCGTTGTTAATACGTCTTCGCAAAATGATTCATCTTTTTCAGTTAATGCCGGGATGACAATTGCACGTTCATACTCATTGTTTTCCATTGATCTCCCGATAATGTCTTTCAATGTCCAGCGTGTTCCGATGTCTATTCTTGCACATCCGGTTTCAAAACGTGAATCATGTGTTGATTCCTTCCATTGAATGATACGATCATTTACCGTGTCAGACATCGCATCTTCAATTCCTCGATAAAGGTCATCCGTTATTGCGACATTTGAAGCACCGAAACCGATGATTGTACCACCAACACCGGCACCAAAGTAACCAACCATTTTTGATTTGTTTGTATTCCAACCTTGAAGGTTTGCTTTGTCATCTGATAGCTTAACTTCAGGAAAAACAAATTGAAATCGTTCGCTTTTGAGTATTGCACGGACATCATAACTGAATTTAAGATACAATGTTGCAGTACAAGTATTACGCATTACTGATTTGTCCGGGTTTCTTCCCAATGTCCATGCACAGAATAAGGATGTGATGTAAGATTTACCAGCACGTGGCGGTAAGGATACGGATAAAGAATTGATGCGTTTGTACTCAATATCTTCAAACGCTTCTGCAATTTGTTTTAGGAATGGTCTTTTCGTGAAAAATTCAGCGTCATAATAAATACAGAATTGCCAAAATTCCCTTCGGCATAGTTCTGCCCTTAATAACAATCTAATCTGTTCACGTTTTTCATTCATCGTCTTTTAACAAATCTTTGATTTCATCCGTACTTAAACCTGACAAATCAATGTTCGTTTGTGTTTGTTCGACTTGCTGAACTGGCGCACCGTAACCGGAATCCATTAACGCTTTGTATGCGTTGACATCCCCTTCCCTTGCTTTTTTGATTAGTGCTAATGTCATTAAATCCTCTTGTGACATCGTTGCGGTAGTGTTATCTAATGGATTCTTTTCTTTTTGTTCCATTTGTAACCAATACCTTGCAATAGTGGAACGGTTTTTTGCTCCTTTTGGTCTTCCATTAGGGTTTCCGCTTTCGCCTTTTTGGAATTTATGCTGTTCAATATCCTTTGCTCCCATTGTGCTGTAATTGTGCTGTAATTTCAATTAAACGTAATGTTTACCTTTCTTTCTTAAATGATTCCTTTAATTGCTGCAATAAACGATCAAATTTATCTGCTTCATACATTGATTCACAAACGGCATACGCTTGTTCTGGTGTTTCGGCAGTACCGTCATTTAGTACAATAGGAATGCACCTTTGAATGAAATTTTCTTCTGTTTCGTTTTCTTGTGGTGTTGGCATAATACTTTTACATTACAAAGTGAAGGTCATCCAATAGGATTGATTCTGTTGAATGATCGAAATAATATTTCATGTCGTTTTCAAAATGTTCTTTTGCTTCAATGAAATCCATGTGATGGTTTTTGATTAGCAATTTAACAATTTTCGTTAATGAATAAACGGCAATCTCTGAATCATGTTTTGTTCCGAGTATTGCTGAATTGTATTCCTCTGGTAGTATGGTTTTAATGTCATCCATTTGCTGCACGAAATTCAAGATACAAAATTATTGATTTGTAAGCTGCGTAAAATAAACCGATGACAGAAACACGAATAAGTGAAAATGTCATAATCTCGGTGTTGTTAAACCATTTCTTCATGTTTACCGAATCTAAATGCGGTAAGAATGCAAGAATAAACCTATCCATTACAAATAAAGCAAAAGCAAAAGGTAAAAGGATAAGCCCTATTAGTATTTTTATGTTGTCTTTCTTCATTGTTCCGTTTTTTGATAGCATAGGGATGGGATTTTTATGGATTTCGTCTACTTTGGCAACACACCCACCCCCATGCAGTAATCAAAACATCAATTGCAAATATAAATCAATTTTCAGATGAATTAGCCATGAACGTTATATCGTACCATTTTGTGAATGGATACAATGGGAAACGTGATAATGGTGTTTCTTGAATTGAAAGGATTGAAAACCCGTTTTTTCGAAATTCATCCAGTACCGGTTGCAATGATTCTTTTGGGTTTTCAAAAGCAAACATTATGGTACTTAATGGGGAATGCCCGAAATCTTCAGGAAATTGTACAAATGCTTCGGAATTTATTACCATTCCAATCATTTCCCTTACTTCTTCCGGGAATGGAATCCCGTTTTTAAACGTTTTTTTCACCATTTTTTTTGCAATTTACTATTTTTCTTCATCGTTTGGTGCTTTCCACATTTGGTAAATTATGAATATCCAGCACAATGCTATTATCCAAATGAATGCGAGTATTATTTTCTTCTCAATCATTTTTTACTGTTTTCATGTAGGTATTTACCAATCTTTTCCATTGTAGTGGAATGTAAGCCCTTTTTGGGATCGCCTGAATGCAAATACAACCATAATTGATTTTGATGCACTCCGCTTTCTTTTGCAACTGCATTTAACGTCATTCCTGATTTGGTCAAATAGTCCAAAATCAATTTTCGTGTTAATGCATTGATGTTTTTTAAATCACTTGTTTTCATCTTACTCTGATTTAAAGGTTAAAAAGGTAGTTCATCTTCCAAAAAATCACTTGCTGAAGGTTGTTTTGGTGTTTCGGGATAATTTTCAACCCGTTTTTCTGCCGTTGGTGTCATTCCTTGTTCATGTGATATAAACTGGATGCTCCATGCTTCAATCGTTGTAAAGCATTGTTCTGAATTCGTTTTTGGATTTGTCCATAATCGACCACGTAAATTAACGTTTACTTGCACGGCTTCGCCCGGTTTTAAATTGTTCAGCAAATCACATTTATCATTGCTGAATTGAATTAAAATGTATTGTGGATGTTGTCCTTGTGTTTGGACAATCAGCTCACGTTTTTTAAACTTTGGGGATATTACTTGTTCATTTCCCACTAAATAAACTATTCCTTGAATCTTTGTTGTTTCCATTTTTGTTTAAATTAAATTTTTGAATATACTTCATCGTAATAAGAACGGCAAAGTGTTATCTGATTTTTCATTTGCTCAATTGCATCGTTGTCACGTTGAATCACGTATTTTCGAACCCGTTTTTCTTTTGGTATGTGATCAAAATTGTGTTGTGAACGGATGTGTTGTTCTGCCATTTCTTCAATCTCATTCGGTGAATAATTCGAATACTGTGGATCAGGTAACATTTTCCAAATCTTCTTTTGAATCATGTC